TTCTTACAGACCCTTGAGCAAGCGGATCAGATCCTTCTTGAACATCATCGCACGCTTGTAACTTCCAGACTCGCTGATCTTGCGGATCGTCTCGCACAGATCGCCGCACTCGACGTCGTCCATGTCGAAGATCGTTTCGAATAGCTGATCGTAAGTGTCGTTCGTGTAGACATCTACATATTCTTTGATGACATTGAGTCCAGAGTCCTTCAGAGTCTTTAGAGCTTCTTTCTCGTTCATAGTTGTACCTCTCGATTTATTTATAGAAAAAGGTCCCGTCTCCGAAAGACAAGGACCAGTTGAATTGAAGGAGACGGGACCGAAATGATGAGCGAAGCTTGCGCTAAGCGACCTTGGAAGCGATCGTTTCCTCGTAGAAGGCCTGCAGAGAGTCGTCGGAGATCTGGAAGACCCAGTCTTCGCCGCTGATCATGTCCTGGTATACGAGGTTGTTGATGATAGCGACCTGAGCTTCCTTGCTCATGCCTTCGCGGATGAAGCTGCCGAAGTTCTTCTTCCACTTGGCCGGAATGTCCTTCTTGTAGGACTGAACGAAGATCTTGATGTCGTTGGCGAGCTTGGTAGCCGTAGCCACGTCGAACTTCTCATCGTCCTTAGGCTTGACGGAAGACCAGTCGCGGAGGATCTCTTCTGCGCCAACGGCAGAGGAAGCGTTCATGTAGAACGGTGCGAACTTGATAGCGATAGTGCTACCGATGTAGCCAGAACCGCCGAGGATGACGAATTCGCGGGTGAGCTTCTTGACGCCCTTTACCTTCTCAGCGTTGTAGAGGAAGTCAGAGTAGTCGAACCAAGAACGGCGAGACGGAAGGACTGTGAGATCCTGACCATCCATGTCGGCTTCCACGTTCATAGCCTTAGCGTTGCTGAACGGATCAAGATCAGACTTGTTCTTGTTGAGATATTCGATGATAGCCGGGTGGATCTTGCACTTGGTAGCGTGAGAGATCCATTCCTGGAAGGTCGGTTCCAGCCAGTAAGCAGCGTAGCGGGACAGCTGAGCAGGGTCGTGAATTTCGCCTTCGTAGCCGTGGAATCCCGGAGGGTTAGCAGCAGCAAAGACACGAGAGCCCGGAGCGAGCTTCTTGTCAGCGATGGTCTGATCAAGGCAGAGGCTCATGAGAGCGTTGCGGACGTCCGGGTTAGCACGGAAGACTTCGTCGAAGAAGAGCAGCACCGGAGTGTTGGGTTCATACCAGTAAGTCGGGTTGAAGACGGTCTTGCCATCCTTGACAGACGGAAGACCGAGAATGTCGCCAACGTCGTTGAGGTGAGTGCAGTCGAAGCAGATGACCTTCAGGCCGAGCTTCTCGCCGATCTGGCGGATGACCTGGGTTTTACCGATACCAAATTCACCCACAGCGAGCATAGCCTTGCGGGCGGGAGTGCAGATGGCGAGATCGATGAATTCGGCGACAGAGACTTTTGAGAGCATATTAGTTGGTCCTTGTTGAAGTTAGCTCTATTTCTTTTTGTATTATCAATATAGGTATTTCCGTGAGTATTGTAAACCCCTAAATTGAGATTTTCTTGATTTTTTCTCGTATAAATACAAAAAGATGACAAAAGGAGAAGCATTTATGTCCCTATCCGAAGCACTGAATGAGATGTTGAATCCGAAAAGTGACCGAGTAGACGAAGGCATGATCTACGATCTAAATCTCACTAAAGCTATGGCTGACATCGCTAGGACGATGTACCCAGATACTGTCAGAGTCACGTTCTCTAAGAATCATCCAGTCATACTGACTAACTACGGATGGAAGGTTGGAAAGAACGTAGATCGAAGAGAACTCGTCAACAAGTTCGAGTCGAACGAACTGACAGAAGACGAGATAAGAGATATCCTACAAGACTGCATCGACAGTCCTATGTTGAACACGAAAAACACTCCGCAATTCGACTGGGACGCATATTTCAACAAATATGTCAAGAACACTGAGGATCTAACTCGTGAGGAGTGGATCGCTAAGTGGGGCATATATGCAGATCTGCCAACTGTATCTAGAGATCCTACAGATGCAGCTAAGAGAAAGCGCTTGAGAGAAATACAGAGAGTGAAAGACTACAGAAACGCTACTGCAGGAAAGAACGATATGATCCCGTTCAGCATAGACACTGTTAGAACTATGCTAAAGAGAGTCGGAGCTTTAACGATAGTAAATGATCGTGATTTCCCAGGAACTCCATACATCGTTCCTAATAAGGGCCTTATACGTTTCAGAAAGACTGCAAAAGACGGAACAGAGAGCAACAGATGGTACAAGATAGTCCATGTCGAAGTCTTCAGAGATCCGAAACGTCCAGGTGGACGTTACAGCGAAACGCCAAGACGCTGGGAAGAGGTCAGCGGTTATCTCTGCTCCAGAGCTGATCTGAAAGCGGCTTGCGAGAAGATAAATGACCTTGACTGGGAAGACATCAAAGAAGCATAAACTTGCTCAATAAAGACCAAATTGAAAGCTGCTGGAACTACCAGCAGCTCTTTATGTGTTCACTCTGTTCGAATTCCGTTAGTCAAGGAAGTTGGTCATGAACGAGCCAGCTTTTCGATCCTGCTTGGCGAGCTCAGTAATCATCTCGCGGATCCATCGCTTTACTAGCTTCTCTTCTGCGAACGGGAAGTAGTCTGTGACCGTCTCTTGGACGCTCGTAATCAGCTCTCCAAGGTCCGGTTCTTGGTACCCCTGCTGGTCATCATCCTGATGGGTGAACTTCTGCCATAGACCCTCATCTAGGCTGCGTAGACTGTCGATATACTGCATCTGATCCCTCCTAATCTCTTAGTTCGCGAAGTCGGATGCGAACTTGCCGATCCGTGCGTCTCGCTTAGCGATTTCATCTATGATGTATCTCGACCACTTCAATACGAGCTTCTTGTCGACATACTGCAGCGTCTCGCTGATCTCGTCTGCCACTTCTTTCGCCACAGACTCCCAGTCTGGAGCTCTATACTTCCGCTTCTTATAAGATGCATCGTAGAATTCTTTTGCGCCCGCAGCTGCCTTTGTAGCCGCATTATGAGCTGCTACGACGCCTTTTGCCAAGCCACGGCCTACTGCCTTAGTGGCGTTCCAGAGTTTTCCTTCGTCTGTTCGCATAAAATCCTCTCGTTATTTATACGAGAGGATTGATGCTAGGTGCGATTGAAGACGAGCAGCAGATCGGCAAAGTCCTTCTTGAACTGGTCAATGCCGATCCCGTACTTTTCAAGCACTTTGTGACAGTTGAATCCGTACTTGTTGCTGTCGGGATAGTAGATCATACCCTTTTCGATCTCGTTGTATGAGATCAGATCGTGATATTTCCATTCCACAAATTTGTGGATGAAGTTAGCTATTTCTCGCTTGTTCATGTTTACCTCTTAGTCGTCGAAGACGTGAGTGAGCTGCTGGATGGAAGCGTGATGACGAACGAACTTCGGCACAGTGTAGTTCTTTTCAGAAGAGATCACGAAGATGTGAGAACCGAGGTTGTTTTCCTTCCATTCCCAGTAGCAGTCGGTGAAGATGACGACGCCGTCGTAGTGCATGTTGTGGGCCTTGAGATATTCTCCGATGCAGTGAGGATCCGTACCGCCACGACCCGGAGCCGTGATCTTCTGGAAATTCTTTTTGAGCTTCTGCGGCTTGACCATCTTCGCGTCCCAGAAAGCGAGATCGATTTCGGTCTTCTTGTAGAAGTTGTGCAGAATTTCGCAGCCCTTGCGGATGTCGGACTCGGACATAGAGTCGCTAGAGTCGATGGCGAAGAGCATCTTCGTCTTGCGGTCGGTGCGGTAGCCAGGAAGATATTCGTAGCGCTTGTTGACACGGAGACGAGTCGAGACGCGCTTGCGGCAGCGGACAGTAGCGCCGAAGCCAGCGATGATGAGAGTGATGTTGACCTTGCGCTTGTTCTTGAGCATGATCTCTTCCACAGCTTCGCCGCTCAGCTTGCCCCAGCCCGTAACCTTGCACTTATTCTCGATCACGTCTCGGATCATCTCGTCTACGATATTGTTTGCGCCCCACTCTTCAGTGTTTTGGTCGCCGTTTTGGTTCCATTCGTCGAAGGATTCTTTTTTCGGGTCTTGCTTTTTTGACTTTCCCTTACCATTTGATCCAGGAGCGCCAGAATTGCTTCCAGATCCTCGACCCTCTCCAGTGCCCTGATCCCCAACATCGTCACCCTCATCACCAGATTCTGAACTGGTTTCGGAGTCGTCTTGAGCATCTGAAGTTCCTTCGCCGTTGGACCCATCTTCGCCAGTTCCTCCAGACTGAGACTGTGAAGATTCGTCTTGTCCTTCTTGACTGTCTTGGTCTTCGGAGTTTTGACCTTCAGAACCGTCTTGGTCTTTGTCGCTTTCGGAATCGGAGTCTTCGTCACCTTGACTGCCGGAGCTGGTTTCGTTATCTTGGTCTTGATCATCTTGATCTCCTTCGCCGTCCTGAGAGGACGACTGCTGTTGTTGCTGCTTGCCCTGACCGTTCTGCTGGTCCTGGTCCTGCTGTTGTTGCTGTTGCTGTTGTTCCTGATGCTGATTGAGCAGCTGGAAGACAGATTCGTAGTAATAGTCGCTTTCTGCGATCTTCTGGTTGATTTCGTCTTCGATGAGCTTCTTGGACCAGACAGACTCGCGGACGTATTTAGCGAGTTCTTCGGGTGCAGAAGAGAGGAAGATCTGAAGTTCCTTGCTGTTGCAAGTCGCAGTGGAAGCCTTGAAAGCGTTTGCGCCGGTGAGTTCGCGGTGCGTGCAGTGATGAAGGATGAAGCGGTACATCTCGATGGCGAGAATGAAGACGAAGACGGCTCGATCACAGCCGCAGACCCATGCTTCGTTGTATTCGAGAACCGGAGTAACGTCGGTCTTGACGCAGATGCGGATAGTATCGATGTCGTTGTTTACGCGCTTCGTGAAGAGAGCGTAGAAGGAGAGGAGGTTAGGAATATAGAGGCCGAAGTAGTCCACAGCGTTGGTGAACTGGAGCTCGATAGCCTTGTCGGAAACTTCTACGTTGGTCATTTAAGCGGTCCTTGTTGACGGTTTGTATGTACAATATAGGTATTTCGGGAGAATTCGTAAACCCTAAAATTCAAGAAAATCTTAATTTTTTCTGTTTACAAAAGTGCAGGAATTACCTATATTATGGATGTAGAACAGTCATCAAGGACCAGTTATGATTGACAATCGCACTATTTTTACCCGCATTCAGGTCGCCAAGCTCGAAATGGCGACTGACAACAACGGCCTTCAGATCGCATGGAACTTCATTCGCGGCAAGATCACTGGCGCTAAGTTCGCATCAGTCGTATTTCAGGACCAGAAGATCTTGGATCGAAGCGGCATCGGCGGCTTCTTCACCACCAAGTCGTTCGTAAACATCCTCTATCTGAGCAAAGACTACCTCAGCGACGGCAAGATCAAGTTCAAGAACGATGACGCTGCTGCCGTCTTCCTTCACGAGTGCTGCCACTATCTGCACCTCGTCAGCAATCAGGGACGCTACAGCCAGAAGGACGATGAAGTCGTAACGACTATTCCGCCGTCTTCGATGAAGATCACGCCGAAGTCTCGCTACTACTCTGAACGTGAGGCTTGGCAGCTCTCGCTCAATCTCAACAAGATCTTCCGTCTAGGTCTGCTTGACTCGATCAACAAGATCAACGCTCACAACATGCTGCTGGTCGAAAAGTCTCTCGGCCAGCGCAAGATCACGATGGATGAAGTCAAGAAGATCGAAACGTCAATGACTATCGACCAGTTCCACTGGAAAGCTTAAAGCTGATTCTAGATGAACTCTCCAAGGATCTCGCAACGGAATTGATCCTTGTCGAAGTTCTTCTTCATGCTCTCGAGCCATTCCTTCGTATGCTCTGGACGACAGTTCCACTTCACTCGGTGCGGAACAAAGGAGTTCTTTTCCTTTACCGCATCTTCGTATATCTTGTAGAACGTAGTCTCTTTCTTATGCGGAGTCGATAGGAATATCGTCTGCGCATCTTTGCGAGTCATCTGGACTGGCAAGACGCACTTCATCAGCTCTTCGAAGTCGAAGTCGTCGATATACGCTGCTTCGTCGATCACGAACAGATCGATAGTGCGTCCATGAATCATAGCAGAGTTCGCTGAGCAAGAGAAGATCCTGCTGTTGTTCGTGAACTGAATGATCTCTTTCCTGTCGATCTTCATATCGAAACGCATATACTCTGGCAGCTTTCTGAAGATCTCTTTGACACGCTGCAAGATCTCGTTAGCCTGCGCCCACTTTCTAGCCATCAAGCAGACGTTGCGTTCATTGTGGAATAGCGCATACCATAGCGCATAAGCTGCGATCAGAGTCGTCTTTCCTGACTGTCGTGGACCGATCAGAACGTGTCCTCGCTTCGCCTTTGGATCGAAAGCTGTCTCTTTGAAAGACTTCAGGACTTTCTTCTGCCATCTGAACGGCTTGAACTCCTGCTCTCCAGACGGACCGAGAATCGTGCAGAACTTGAGAAATCTCGATGGATTCTCTTTGCACTTCTGTAAAGTTTTCACTTGATTGAATGATAGTTTCAGATTCATGAGTTACCTCTTCAAGTATTTATAAATAACATGAGGTAAATTGCATGAGCCTAGATTTTTAAAACATATTCAGTTGAATTAGAAAAATGCGATCGATTTTCTACAGTTTTAACTATGTGATTTTTATATTTTTCAGTTTTATCAACTACTAATATATAAGTTTTACATTTAAACCTATCTAAAATTATATCTATCCACTCGTCGCATGACTTGTTTACGTCAGTCGGATTCCATCGCTCCTTCAAGTTATATGGTGGACAGGTAAATAAACATTCGTATTCACCAGTGCTATTAAATATGTCTTCGCATGTGACTTTGCACTTTTCTAAATTAAAGTCAGAGATTATCATATTTGATTCATCTACGTGTTTACTGTTTATATCCTGTCCTATATAGGATTTACCTAAAACTGCTGTACCTAATAGTCTTCCAGAGAATCCACTAAATGGATCAAAGATCTCATTATACTGTTCTGCATATTGAATTAAAAGATCTTTAGCAAAAATCGGGTTAAATATAGATACAGATTTACAAATTCCTGCGATATTGAATCCCTCGGCTATAGATCTGCTAGATAGATTTGACTTGTAAATTATTCGGTTTCTGACTACTTTTTCAAGTAAGGTTTTATCGTTCCATGCGGAAATTGGACTTATTCCGTTTCCTACAATTCCATCATATATAGACTTATGATAGTGCTTTACTATGCTAGTACCGATATAAGAATTTTTATGATATTCATATTCTTTTAGATGCTTATAATCTAGATTCAATCTATCTCTAGAGAAACTAGGATAAGGAAATTCTTTCGGCAAAGATTCCAACATATCACTTATCCATTTCTCATAATCTATTTCGACAGCTTTCATAATTTCAGAGAATATGCTTTCTATATTCTTACCATCACATACGATAAGCTTTGTGTTTTCGGGGCATAGTAAAAACCTCTCGTAATCGTTCTCTCCACGTACTCTTATACCATCAGAATCAGAGTTTATCCCATGCCAATACTCTCCATCTATTTCTATTAGTAGATCCAATTTATCGTCCTTATCAAAAACAGCAAAATCAAACATTTTCCCATTCACTGGATATTGATATTGATATTTGAAGCCTCTATTTCTCAGGAATTCGTCGATTTTCTTTTCATATCTATTATTTAGCTTTCCGTTTCTTAGAGCACGACCGTGTATAGATGGAACCTGCATTGCATTTTCATATCCATAAAGCTCTTTCATCCTTTTCTTAAATGAATCTGCGCCAAATCTTTTATCGCTATTATACATTCTATCTCGGTTTTTCTCTTTTGCATATTCCGTCTTGTTATAATTATCTACTCCATATTTCGATAGAAACGTCTTTTTTGCCAAATCTCTGTTATTGTAATTTTCATCATTATGATTAGTTCTTTTGCTATCCCGGCTTTTAGATTTGAATTCATCCGTCTGAACAAATGACATCTTACCGTACTTTTTAAGACAGGTATTATGATATTTTTCAGACGATTCCTTCCAGTTATCCCTTCTAGATCTTGAAACACTATCTCTTTTTTCATTAGAAGTATTTGCACAATATAGAGAGCAGTATTTTCTATAGCCATGAACTATGTCGTCAAATTTGCACTCTTTTCCACAAAAACATTTAGGAGCTTCTCCTTTTAGAATATACTGAGTATAATAGCTTTTACTATCCATATTATGTTCTCTCTTAATATGGAGCGTAATGAAAGCTGCTTTTGAATGTTCATAACCGCATACTTCACATTTCATAAATTTGCCTTATAAATAACTTAAAATGAAATATAGTAAATTTATATGAGCCTAGATTATACGAAAGTCACGCACGAATCGATGCTTACGGACTGGAACAACCGAGTCCTCTCTGATGAGCAGTACAAGAATTTGAGCCAAGCTAGCATATATTCCTATCTCCAGGAATTCATCGCTGGCGTGTTAGATCTGACGAACTACTACATTCAGCGAACTGCTGAAGAGAACTATCTCGACACTGCTAAGCTAGACTCTAGCGTGATCAAGCTGTGCCACAATCTCGGCTATCAACCAAAGAGACCGATCCCAGCGACGGCAAACATCTCTATGAATCTTCAGGGTCCTCTCCCGAAGACGCTTCAAGCTGGAGACACGATCTGGCTGAACAACAAGACGCTGACTTTCAGATTCAACGGTCACGACTTCTTTCTCGACGCTTGCTATTCTTATAAGCTGACTCAGAGCGACATCAACAACGGTGTCGGAAACTCGTCATGGTCTAAGAAGATCATGTTCGCAGTCAACGGCTACACTGATCAGCAAGAGGGATATATCACACTGAGCGGAAAGATCAACACAGCATCAGCCGCTAAGCTCAGAAACATCAAGGTCGTTCAGGGAAAGGTAGTCACTAAAGAGCTAGACTCGGTCACTTACGCTAGCAAAGTCGGAAAACAGTATCAATGGTATGACATCGACGATCTTCAGTTCTCGAACTACTACGGCATCAGAGATCCGTTCGCGTTCAAGAACGGAGAATATGAACCGAAATACGGTCTGTGCAAAGTCGGAATCGGAAGAACGATAGATGAAGCTATGACTGATACGAACATCTTCAACATCGAAGATGAAGCAGTCGAGCTGTGCGAGAAGATCAAGACGAGAGAGCTTGGCTCTGGACCGGTAAACGTCGCTTGCATCAGATCTAACCATGACAAGACGGTTCGTCTCTACTTCGGAAATGGAATAGACACAGTAGAAGGACTGACTAGCACAGACGACATGATCTTCGTCCAGTATGTCATAACAGACGGCTCAGACGCTAACTATCCAGATGCGTCAGGATCAGTTCTTAGCCCCGAAGGAAAGATCTACGCTTCAGGCAACGGCCGGATGGTCAACCTGACAAACAATGTCACATTCATGTTCGAGAGCTCTATACACGGGGGAACTGACTTCGAGTCAAGAGACAGCATGATCAGAAACGCTAAGCTCTACTTCGCTTCGACTGGAAAGCTCATAACGATGCAAGACTTCATGAGCTATCTGCTTACGATCGCTGATCCTATCGTCGTCAAGCACGCTATCGCGTTTGGAGAGAATCAGCTCGAAGAGTCTGGACTGGAACATGACGCGGGATTGACTAATCTGGTACTATATACGCTATTCTCTGACATCTATCGTGAGTACAACGGTCTCTACAGACCAGTCAACGTGTTCGATGAGAAAGAAGATCTGAGCAGCTCTTGCCTCTATGTCGACTATGACACATACATGAAGCACCTGTTCGACATCGTCGACTTCTTGCTCAGACCAAAGAGAATGACGAGCGATCAGTACAATGATCGATCTACATTTGGACAATGGTGTGAACAGATCCGAGCTGACGCAGAGTCTAGAATGATGCTGAACACTAAGATGATCTCTATGCCTCCTCTCTTCCACTACTATGACGTAGTCGGAGAGATTCTCGTCGACAGGCACGTCGACATGGCAGAGTTCAAAGATGAGCTAGAGAATTCGATATATGCATGGCTTTCCAGAAATACGACATTCAACTCTCAGATCTACAAGTCTGACATAACTAGCCTGATTCTTCAGAATCCTTCAGCTAAGAGAGTCAATCTCGACATCAAAGTCTCGGAGCTGATAAAGGGAGAGACGAAGAGCTACCGATATGCTTCAGGTGAACTCAGAACAAATCAGAACATCTTGATCGTTCCGATCAACGACGATCACGGAAACGACATGAGACCGATATTCACTGGCATGGTCGGAAGAGACTTCAAGATCAAGCAGAACTCGAATCCTCCTGTTATCGACACATATCGCGTCGAAGAAGTGAGCATCGATCCGTCTTACGTCTATGTCTCGCTAGGAAGTCTAGTGACTATAGACTCTAACCTGTACATCGATCTAGTGATTGAAGAAGACTCGCTATACTCGAGGGGAAGATATACTGGTCTTGACTTCAACTTCATGAGAGTAGTCGAAGACTGGATCGAATCTAAGAGCATCTCGACGAGCACAGACGCTAGACCGATCGAGCTGCCATATACTGTAGCAGTCGATCTCGAGTCCGAGTCTGGTGGATGGGGAGGAAGCGGTCGAGGCGGCGGTTCTCAGATGATCGACATCGATACTTTCGTCAGAGAAGAGACATTCAAGAGAATAGGAGCAAACAGCTCAGACATCAACGAGAATCTCAGCGAAGAGTCATTCTATTATGCGATATTCAGAGCGATAAGAGACGGCTATCTTGAAGAAGATGTCGCTAAGACTAACTTCCAGTATATCTATCCAGCGCTTAAGGTCGTATTTGACGACAATATCCTGGACGACAACAACAACATCGTAAACTTCTCTTCTAGCCGGGACATTCCAGTCATCAGACTTCGCTTCAGATACGTATATGCATAGAGGTAGAGAATGCCAAGCGAGAACACGTTCAAGACGCATAAAGTCGACAACTCGGAAGAGATAACTCTGGCATATCCGGAGCTAGTCGGAGAAGACACGATCGTAGTGAATGCTGTTCTTCTGCCGTATCTCTATGACGCTACGACTATATCGATCGAGAATCTGTCTGGACTAGATCTAGGAAATCCAGACTCTCTAAATCACTGCTGGATCAACGTGATCGATCGGTTCGACTACTCGAGAAGCGTTCAGTTCTGCATGGGAACTAGACTAGACGAAGACGGAAATCCTGTTCACTGCTCCGTGTTCTATGATGATCAGTTCACATACGATTCCCAGAAAGATCGATACGAGCTTACGATATTCATACCCGCATATTGTAAAAATTCCAATACAATCGAAGGTTTCAACGAGTCTACAGTATTGTTCGAAGTCAGAGGATCAGGACTTTCGATCGCTGGAAGCTATGAGACTGTACTTCCTCCGTTCATCGTCCAAGGAAAAGCCCACAAAGAAGATCCGTTAGAAGAAGATCCGGTCTTTCCTAGCAGTGCTGACCGGTGCAGCATAGGCGAAGGAACGATTCCTGCTTACTACGAGAATTCGAAAGGCTACGCTTCGGACTATCTCTTCACTTGCGCTTCGGCTATGTACTGCGTCGAGACTAGCGGATTCATGCCATCAGACATGGCCGAGTCCACAGAGTTCCAAGACGTGTCAGCATATCTTCACAACACGAAGACTAGCTCTGACATTATGCTGAGCATCGAAGAGATCGAGACTGTGTCTACTACTATTCCTGTCATGAAGCTTCTTGAGGAGCCTGAACGTCTCTTTAACGGAGAATACGAGGTGACGACGTGGAAGTCGCGAATCGATAGCGTCTGGTCTAGAGAGAATCTAGCTACTGCTGAGAACGAGCTGACTGTTTCTGCTTCTGTTCGAGGTGTATAAATAACAAGTAAAGCAAATTTTTAGGAGAAATTCCACTATGGCAGCTGAAAATGATATGAACGTGTTCACCAGCGACATCGAGAGATTGCCAGATCTCGCCAAGAACTTCTTGTGGCAAGCTGTGATCATTCCAGAAGAGGGAACACCTCTAGCTAGCATCTTCAATCTAAATGATGGAACTAAGCAGCTGTGCATTAGATGTAGGACTTCTGGTCTTCCCCAGAGATCGATAAATGATGAGTTAGTGACTCACTGGCAGGGCTCTAAGAAAGTATATCCTGGTCGTATGACGATGGACGGAACATTGACTCTGAAGTTCGACGAGTTCCAAGACTGGAAAGTATCTCACCTCTTCCATGCTTGGATGAACTTGATTCACAACTGTAACATCGGCCACGATGGAGGAGATACTGGGATCTACTACGATACGAAGACAGGCGCAGCCATCTCAAACTACATGAAGGATTACAGCGCTAAGATCAAGCTGACTTGCTTCGATTCTCGTCTGTCTAATGAGTTCTCTCACGACTATACTCTATACTACTGCTGGCCAAAGAATATTCACGGTGTATCGCTAGATCAGGAAGCTACTGGCAAGCTTCAGAGAGAAGTCGAGATCCGATATTCGACATTCCAAGAGACTAAGAGAGAAGAAGAGATTGAGGCATAATCGATAGGGACTGAGACTATGGCTGATAGCAGCAATCCGAGAGTACCGAAGTACTGCGATCATCGTGATCCATACTACGACATCGGCTGGATAGACAATCTAGCTTCTCTCAAGGCTTATGTCCTTCGTCAGCTCGGCTCTCCTAGAATCTGTGTCGAGCTGTCAGACGAGCAGTTGACTGATCTGATCGGCGACACTATCAGATACTTCTGGAAGTACTACAGTCAGGGACATCGAGAAGACTACTTGGCTTTTGAGCTCGTTCCCGGAATGACACACTACAAGATCTGTCAAGAGCTTGAAGAAGTCGTCGATCTCAGCCTTCCTAGCTTCTTAGGATTGACTGACAATCTCCTGTCTCCAGTGACTAACGCACTAGTCTCGCAATTCCCGTGGGGAGGCATGACCTTCCCAGGAACCTGTTGGGGAGGCGCAGACTATGGCGATGTTCTTGGAAACTGGAACGCTACGCTTACATGGCTGGAAGAAGCTAAGATGGACTTCGCGAGAAAGTATCAAGTGAAGTACATCAGAGAAGAGAAGGCTCTATCGGTCTGGCCGACCCCACGCTACCCAGACCGATGTCTATTGAGAGTCTATAAGCGAGAGCACTTCATGAATCTCATTCAAGATCCGCTCTTCCGCAAGTATCTCGTCGCAAAGGCTGGATGGCTATGGACACTCGCATTGAGGAAATTCTCGCTGCAGCTCGCTGGAGGTGGTCAGCTCAACGGAGATTCACTAGCTGCTGACTTCAAGGACCAAATTGAAAAGTGTGAAGAGAGAATCGATCTAGAGACTCCATACAATGAAATAGTAGTCGGATAGAAACGACTAAACCTGGAAATTCGAAAACGCTGAGTATAGTAACTCAGCGTTTTCTGTATATAAATAAACTGTTATATTGTTCAATTTGGAGTTCTAAATGTCTATTAGAGAACCAGAAGAAGTCGATGGAACCGGAATAGATCTATACGGAGTCGCTAAGTGGAGTCGAGCAACGATTGCGGACGGTAAATGGCTTCAGGAAAACACCGTCGGACCTCTATACGAGAATGAGCTGATTCTCGCTAGCGCAGTCTATGGAACTAGCGCTATCGCAGCAAACGACATCGCTAGTCTGAGAGCTAAGACGGAAGAGATATGCGATAATCTCACTTCGACGTCAGCTAATCTTCAGAACGAGATAGACATCATCAACGCCGGATCTGACGTGATCGACGTTGTCGGAGATGTAGATGATCTTTCAGCTTATCAAGGCTGGACGACAGAGAACGACGTGATAAAGGTATTGTGCGACAGCGCTCACGACGACTCGCAGACTTACTACAGATGGACTGGAGACGACACTATGGATCCAAGCCAATCCGCTCAGCTCTGGTCTTACGTCGGCGGAGTTTCTCCTTACTACACTAAGTCAGAGATCGACACTTATTCGGCTGATGCTAGAAGCTACGTAAACGATGTCTCTGGATCGCTATATGATCGTATAGACTATGTAGACGAAGCTAACAGAACATGGACAGAAGGAGTCTCTGGATCGCTCTATGAGATGATAGAAGAAGCGTCTGGATCTAATCATGCTGACATCATGTACGTGTCAGCAGCCGTTGGAACAAGAAGCTCTGTGGAATTGCACGGTGGAACATACGTAGAAGTGTCTAGCGCTGCTAAGCAGGACGGAACAATATCATATTCAGCAGATCTGTATGCGAGCGCATACAGGCCGTTAGCCGGAGGGCCGGGGATATCGATAGTCGAAGATCAATCTCAGATCACAATCTCTTGCTCAGCTAATTCTCCAGTCTTCTTAAACCTCGGAAACTATGATCCTTCTCAATCTACTCTATACAACGACATCGATACGATCATGCAGAACGGAAACGAGCCTGTAATTTATGAGACCGACAATTACGGAAAATACTCCTACTACTATCTGAGCTTAAGATCTTATGGAATTTCATATATGTTCACTAGATCTTACATCTCTGGCTCTAATAATAACTCTATGTATTCAGACAATCTTGTAGTAAGAACTAATGGCTGGGATATTAGATCATTCAGATCCGCAAACAACGCAGAAGCTGCACATATAGCTTCAAACCCCGTTTCTGGACATCTCGCAGCGCTAGACTCGAACGGAGATCTGATCGATAGCGGAATACCGAAGTCAGATGTAGCTCTAGGAACTAGCGCTTATAACGCTCTGCACGGAAACCAGATAGTCGTCGGAAGTCTTGGAAGTGACGAAAACACAGTATACTTCTTATTCTCTAACCCATAAAAGCTAAAATGCCATATCTATACAGAGACAGAGATCATAGAACTAGCTACGCTTTTCCGATCAAGATGAGTGCGGAAGATCCAAATCTTCCCGACTACTATTTCGTCGGAAGAAGAAGACCAATCATTCTACTCTGTAGAATGAAGAGTTTTAGATATGACGAGTGTCATCGATATATGCTGGACGCAGACGATGGAGTACACTATGTAAGTCCAGAAGGAATCACGTGGCTTCAGCAGTGCTGGCTATTGCCAGACATGACTATAAAAGCGAACATAAACCAGCTATTATCGAATGTAGACGGAAACCTGAAGCAGATGAGATTTCAAGAAGGGAATCCATACGCTTATGACAGCACGATGTATCCGACATCTCTATACAAGTTCGTCAGAAGCGGAAACTACACATACGACATAGCAGAATTTGGTTCACCTTTGACAAACGGCTGGGGAAGCTATAATGTAAACTGGACAGATGGAAAGACGCCATCAGCATTCAATGTCAACATCAAGAGAATAGCTTCATATCTCAGCGATCGAACTAATCTTCCACAAGATCACAACTACTGCAGAATCATAGTTGACTTCATAGGGATGAATAATGTCAGCCATTCTACTTCAGAATTCAATGGAACAGGAAACTTCGGATTCTTGAGAGATAGCTATAGCGTCTACTCTGGAGGACAAGGAGTCTCTTACCATGAGCCTATACAGCTGTGCGGAGATCCCACATACGAGGTAGGAAGTAGCCTAGGAAACTGGATGTACACTACAAAAGACGGCATGTATGGGTATATCTATCCATTGCACGTGAACCTGACTGGATTCAACATAGCCGACACTGCTGCTGACAACGCAGACAGCATATATTGGAAATTTCTTCCAGTAGCTACATCTAACAATATCGCATGGCTGCCAAGAAGAGCTTGCATGCGCATAAGCGTAGTTTCAGCGCC